TTTCTGCGTTTTCCGTAGCTTGTCCAATCGCCTTACATAAATCTTGATAATCTTGGCTTCGATAAGCCTCACGCTCCTGCGCCCCGAGAGATTGTTCGCTAGTTTGAGCCATTTTGATAGCTTTGAGCGAACTCTTGTACGCTTCAAGTTGCGCCAATTCACCCTTTGCCTGTGCATATTTACCTGCGTTTTCTAATATAAAGTCTATACATTTGTTTGGGTCTATCTCTCTCATCTTCCTAATCTCTTTTTAATAAGCATCTTCATGCGTTCTTCTTTTTCGGGATATTGCGCTAGTAGGCGCACCACTTCAGGCCAACCCCGTCTTTTGGCTACTGCGATATACCAGCTAACAAGGTAGTCATCAGAGTTGTTCTTCAAGTTGCTTTATCTTCTGACTAATTCTTGCTCGCCATTGTTGCCATCCCTCACCAGCATAAGCCTGACATCCGACTTCTTGGGCTTTGGCTTTAGTAAGTTCTTCGCTGGAATACCACGGCAATTCAGGCTTTTTAATCTTTTTAACTTCCATGTCTAGTTCATCTTCCCAGCGACCTTGATTTAACCAAGTAGCAGGATGGGGGATATAGTCCTTTTCCGTCTGCTTTAGCTTCCAATATTCAAGATGGTTAGAAAGGGCGTTAAAGGCATCTTCCTGCTCATTGTGGGTCAGCCTATCCCAAGACTTTTCTGCCGCCCTACGGCCTTGTTTACGGGGATATAGGCTATAAAATTCACTGAAGTTCATTGATTTGCTTTCTTAGTGCCGCACATTCATCTTCTAGCATCTTAGTGTTGTTTGATCTTTCAGTATCAGCGAATTTTAGAATCGGCTTATCAAGGGCTTGTTTAGCAAGTTCTATGTAGCGATCTACTTCAAGCCTATCTTCACCAGCAATAGCCGCATTGCCGTGACCAATGGGTTTACCCATCGTATCGTAATACACTTCACGAATCTCAAAGTAATCCTCGTAGGGACTACTCATGTTTACTAAGCGTAAGTTCCAAGTCATTTTTTCACCCAAAAAAGAATTAATAAAAGAAACAACATCACCGCACCAAGTACGGCAAATATTCCAACAGAAAAAATCATCATTAAATTTTCCATGTTGAAAGTATATGTTAAGTTGCCTTAATGTTAATAATTTATTTCTAGGTGTTTATACCTAGTGTTGTTTTTTTGCCATAGGTTGCCCAAAGGTGATAAGCCTTCATCCATTCAAGAAGTTGTACTTGAACTAATGCTTCCTAAGATAATGTTCAATCGTTATAGGGCTTGTCTCACCATTGTTCCTATAACTTGTGCTGTACCCATTTAAGTCAGCGAGGCTTGCGATCAGGTGTAAACCAGCCTATGTTCTATTCCACGCCACCCATTTAAGTGCTTGATATCGTTTGGAGTACGAATGGGAATGAACAATAAAAAAGGGCTTTAGGGGTAATCCTGTTATCGAACGGCTTAAGAAATGCCTCTAATCTCATTTCCTAAACCAACAGAACTACCTCTAAAACCCTTGCTTATCGAGTGTTCGATTCCTCAATAAAATAAGTATAACTCATCTTATGTTGGATAGCATACATAGCGTTTAATCTAATTCAGGCCATATCAATTTGTAGTTTTTTGGGAACAAACTCTTACGGTTTACTAATCCGTGGCTTTCTTTTTCTAGTGTGGCGGCTAGGATCACCAGCTTATCGTAAGGTATGTCTCCGTTTTGCCACATAGATACGGCCGCAACCGATGTACCTACTAGCTTAGAAATGCGGGTTGGACCACCCAATAATTTAATTAATGCGGTAGATGATATTTTTTCCATAAGCTATCTTAACATTTTTACAACAAATTGCCAAATAGTTCTTGCAATAGCCTTTAAGTTAGCTTAATATCTAAGTACGGTATATGCCGTGTTAATAGGAGAACTCGTATGAGTGAGCAAGAGCAAGACTTCAACAGCTTCCAAGAACATTTGGAACGCATCTTTAAAGACCTCGAGGATGGGGTATTTTTATCAGCAGACGAAATTGGTGACTTACGCTATGCGTGTGGACTTCCTGCGCCTGTTCGTAACGACCATGTAAACCCCGTATTGCGTGATGTTATCAATGACTTTTCAAATATTTTTGGAGCTACAAAATGATTATTTCAGACAACAGTAAAGAATTTAAAATCGCCCCTGCTGGATCGCACATGGCAAGGTTATATAGTGTTATTGACCTAGGCCACCAAGCTACCGAATGGGCTGGTGAAACCAAGATTATGCACAAGGTAGTATTTACTTGGGAATTGCACGGTGACGATGATGCAGGCTTGCCATTAAAAACAGATGACGGTAAACCTTTAATCGTGTCTAAGCGTTATACAGTCAGCTTGGGCGATCAGGCTAGATTACGCCAAGACCTAGAAGCATGGTCAAACAAGAAAATGACCGCAGAAGATCGTAAAAACTTTGACTTAAAAAATCTATTGGGTAAGTTTTGCATGGTTAATATCACGCACTCAGAAGATGGCAAATACGCCAATATTTCAGGTATCAGCCCTGTACCGTCAGCACTTAGAGCGCACCAGCCTGAAGGCATCAACCCTACATTGCATTTTTGGTTAGCCGAGTTCGATCAATCTAAGTATGATGCGTTGCCAAAATACTACAAAGAAAAGATTGCCGAATCGTCTGAATGGCGTGGTCAAAAAGCTAGGGATGCTGAAGCACCTGTAGTTTCTGATGACAACCTTAACGATATTCCGTTCTGATTATGATAGTTAAAGAAAAGGTACAAGAAAATGGTCATTGGTACACTAAAGACGGCACTCCAGCCTATACAACCATCGGCAAGACTGGCGAACGGGCAACAACGCTTCGGGATGCACGAAAAGACGGACTTTTGCCAAGTGTTACAACAATTAACGGCCAGTTATCAAAAGCAGGCCTTGATACATGGAAACAACAACAAGTCCTCCTAGCCGCCTTAACCCTTCCTAGAGCAGATGGGGAAGAAGAACAGGAATGGCTAAAGCGTGTAATGCAAGATAGTAAGGCCACGGGCAGGGAAGCGGCAGAACGGGGTACAGCGATCCACGCCATTATTGAAGGCTATTTTGAGCAGGTGTATATGCCTGAAAAGCCAGCTTATCTTGATGCAATTGATAAGGTGCTTAAAGATGCGTTTGGAGAGCAACCGTGGCTTGCAGAGCGTTCCTTTGGGCATCATCTAGGGTTTGGTGGCAAGTGCGATTTGATGGCTAAACCGATCAACGGGAACGGTACTGGGTTTATTGTGGACTTCAAAACAAAAGATACCGACCTTGATAAAGTTGATGTATATTTTGAACATGAAATGCAGTTAGCGGCCTACCGTGAAGGACTATCTTTGCCTTCTGCACGGTGCGCTATCGTATTTGTTAATGGCACGACTAATCAAGTAAAATTAATAGAAGTAGAAGAACCCCAGCTTCAAAAGAGTTGGGAGTGCTTTCAGCATTTGTTAAGGGTCTATCAGATCAAGAACAATATCTAATTCCTTCACGGGAACGGGGGAAAGCAAGTGTTTTCGTGCTTCACATACACGATTGCAAGTACCCCACCTTTTTACAGGGCGTTAAGCCGCCATAGTAGGATGCAGTAAGTTAGGGTTTTTGCGGCTTTCCACCTAACAGCTATTAACTGCCAAATACTGCCCTGTCTCTTTTTTGCAACTAAGGGTTTTTATTTTAAAATAACCCTTGCATTGTTAAGATAGCTTAACTAAACTGGTGTTACTCGATTGGCGAGTGAAATAGAAAAGGAGCATTAAATGAACAAAAATCAAATTATCGTTTTGTTGGAAACACATTATCCTGAAGCTGTTGCTTATCTTTGCGATGCTTACGATTGCTCGTTGGAAGAAATGAACATTGCCGATGTTGCTTGTTTGTTGGCTGGCGAATTAAAAAAAATTAAAAACCCTAATTAAATTAACCAGCCCCTACGGGGGTTACTTTTTAAAAAAGTGAGATAGACATGAAAAAAAATTATTTATTTAGTATGTGGTTAGGTGATACTTACCTTGATATACACGGGTCAGCAGGCCCCGATGAACCTAGCTTGGGTCATATAGGCGGTATAGATATAGAAGATGTATTTGTTTGCGACACCAAGACTAGCGTATTAGAAATGATCCACGCTCTCAATTTTGACGAATTTGTAAAAAAGGCTGAAGAAGCCTATTCAGAAAGACAAAGATAATGAAATATTTACTACTTTTAGCCCCACTAGCCCTAGCCGCTTGTAGTTCATTCGATCCACCTAATGTTGGCCTTGAAACCGACAAAGTGGCTTATCACATGACCCGATCACAAGTTATCCTTGGTATCAACGAGTGCGAATCAGCAGGTACACGCCCCGTAGTTATTACGGCCAAGCGTAAAATTAACGGTGTAACAACCGATGTACCAGTAGAAGTTACTTGCCACCCACGCTATCGTATTTTTCAATAGGAGATTGAGATGAGAGATTTTATTTTAGGCGGCCTAATGGCTTTGTTTATTTGTTTTGTAGTGTTTGGCGTTAATTACTTAACTGTAGGTTACCCAATATGAATAACAAGTGGACTAAAGAAAACTTTGAAATTTACGATGCCCAGCACCCTGATATATGGGAAATGTTTAAAAAATTCTCATTGCAAGTAGCCGCCAAACGGCAATACTTTTCAGCTAAATGCGTATTCCACAGAGTACGATGGGAAACGGCCATAGGTAATACGGGTGACTTTAAAATTGATGACGGCTGGATTAGTCACTACGCTAGGAAGTTCGCTAAAGAATATCCTGAACATGAAGGCTTATTTCAATTCAGAGTTCGCAAGGTAAGCTACCACTCAAGCGTAAACCCTAGTTCCAGCTTTATCTATAATTAAAGACTGTCTGCGAGGATTGCCCCCAGCAACACTAGGCACACTAATATGTGTCCAGCGGTCAAATTCTCGAATAATTTGGTCATAGCCTATCCCCGATGCAATCACCGCTTTAACGACTTCATCGGGGGTCATGCTTGGTACACGGATGTCTGCCGCACAACCAATCCGATGTTGTGAAGTATCTTTTGATCCTACTGCATCATTTACTTGCTTAGAACGAAACGCTGAATTGACAATAATTGGCTTGCCACCCAGCACCGTTTTAACTTGCTCTAGGAAGGCCGCTAAACGCTGTAGGTTGGCTCTTTCAGATTCGTTAGGGGCATTATCGAACTGACGGTGATCGGTGTGTGTGAGTTCTTCTAGCGTGAAATTAGGACTTAGATTCATTCTTATTCTTCATGTCAATAATTTTTTCAAGAGTGCGACCGCCAAAGTAGAAGGACATGATTAGCATCCCCCATTGGCCAAGCAATTCTACATATTTAGTATTGGTATCAATATTAAAAGCTGAAAGCATAGCAAACACAAAATACCCTAAAAGAATGGCTATAAGGGTCATAGGGCGGATGTTTTTACTTAGCCAGCTATCACTAGCCATATCCGATTCTTGGCGTTTAGTGAGTTCTTGTTGTTCTGCAATATCAGCGTTGATTTGGGCTAGTTCGCCATTCTGTTGCATTTCTAGCAATTTAAGTTTGGCCTGTTCTGCTTGGGCAGGGTCAGGAAATACTTTGTCAAGTATTTTGCCACCAATGTCTAGTAATGAAGATAAAGGAAACATTATTTAATACCCCAAGTTAAGTACCACGCTATAAATCCCGCTATAAAAAAGCACCAAAACTGTACCCGTCTTACCGCTTTTAGGTCGTGCTGGTATTCTTCGTTATCTTTGCGTTCCAAGTTTTCAATATCCAGCTTAATTCTTAATACTGAATCCCACTCTTTTGCACCGTACTTCTTTACAAAATTAATCTTTAAATTGGCTTCTTCGTCACTTATTTGCTTCTTGTGCTTCCAATGCTCTAAAGCCTTTAT